ATGGACCAAGCCTTTCAAGTTGCCCTGCCGCTGGTGGGCCAGATCCAACTGGACATCGGCACCATCGTCACCGCCCTGGTCGGCTTCATGCTGCTCGTCGCCGGCTTCGACCTGGTCAAAGCAATGCTCTTTCCGTCCCTGGAATCGAGCCGCTTCAACCGCTCGGCCGACTACTACGAAGACCAGGCAAGAAACGCCCGGCAGGCACGCGACACCTGGTCACGCGGCAGCTTCGAGTGGGACCAGCAGAACCAGGTCTATCGCAAGCTGCTCAATAAAAGCACGAGCCTCAGGGTGAAGGGATGGAGATAAATCTGGCACTCTACGGCGCCGGGCTCGGCCTGGTGCTCTGCGGCTGGGTGGCCGGCCTCGTGGTCGGCTTCCTCTTCTCGGTGAACAAATCGATCGGCAAAATGCCGACCAAGGGGTGATCAATATGAACGGTGCAACCATCTTCATGCTCGGCTACGCCTCGATCATCTACACCGTCTTTGTCATCATCAACAGCGTGCTGAGCCGATGACCGCCGCCGAACTGACCCAGATCCTGGAGGCGATCACGCTGAGCCTGGCCGATATCATGTCCTTTGGTCTCGGCGGGCTGACCGGCATCGCTTTTGTCGCTGCCACTACTATCAAATGGAGCTGAAACTATGGGCTGGTACACCGACTACGACGACGGTACCCGCGACAGCTGTGGACTGACCCGCGAGCAGCGGGAAGCGCAGGAAGAGATGCAACGCGAACACCTCGTGGAACTGCAGATCGAGCAGAGTGAGCGACTGGTGCACGGCGACTCCGGCTCCAGCGATAACGATGACTGGTAAGCCATGATCACCATGCCCCAGGACTTCGACACCGCCCAGCTGATCACCGACCTGTTCGCGCTGGCCGCTCCGTTCGTGGCCATCGCCTTTATCGTCGCCTGCGGCTTTCTCATCGCCAATATCCTCAAGACAATCAACTTCTGATGGCCATCCCGACCCCATCATTTTTCAAGATCCGGCTGAAGATCATTATCGTCATTGCCTTGGTCTTCGTCTTTCTGATCGGCCTGGCCAAACAACTCTTTTGTGCTCCACCACCACAGATTCCAGAATCATGCTATTACGTTACTCGTCAGTCATACAGTTGTATGGGTAGTCCATGTAGTGCCTATACGCTGAATAACTATACAGAGGAAAATGTAACTGTAGATTGGCAATCCGAATCATTCACAAAAATTGCTGATCCGATTCAGAGCGATGATCCTACGACTCCCGTTTATTATTATCAGTATTACCTAAACGTATGGACAGGCTCATCGTGGTATCGAGTCGCTTATACGCCAATGCTAAAAAATGCGCCTAATTTGCCAGGCGCACGAATGATTTCAAATTGGGATGATTCATGGATGGCAGACAGCGAAAACAAACCTGACGGTTATGTTTATTGCAGTGGAATCGATCCCTGCCAGGACGAACGTGCTGCACTGGAACAACAATGCGGAGTAGGCAACTACTATATCGACGAAGACACCTGCGAAGGCGACTGCAAGTGCAACGACAACGATAACGACGGCATCTGCAACGCCTGCGACCTCGACGCAAACGATCCAGAGATCACCAACGTCGCCTGGATCTGGATGAAGGAATATGAACCGGACGGCTCACTGTGCAACCTGTCCTTTGTCTATAAGAAAAGCGACTGCAACAACATCAGCAGTTCGGTGTTCTACGAGACCAGCCCCGGCAGCTGCTCGGAAGCATCCGTGGCGCAGGCGCAGATCCCCTGCATCTCCTACAAGGTCAACGACAACTGCACGGAAGACAACTGCGATGTCTGCGACATCGAAGAAGACTGGCTGACCGACCTGGTCGACAGCGCGACAATCAACCTCAACCCGAACACCCCGGAGCCCGACACCGACGAGAAGACCGACGAATGCCGGAGAAAATGCTTTCCCAGGGCATTCATGTACGTACCCGGCTCCGATACCTGTATCTGCGTCAACGACTCCGACCAGACGGACAACGACGAGAACCCGAGCGAAGGCACCGATCAGCCAACCGACGACCCGGAGACCCCAGAAACCGGCTCCCCGAACGAACAGCCGGGCGACGGTGCCGGAGACAACGAACTGCTCGACTCGATCGACGAGAACACCCGCGCCACCACACAGAACACCAAAGCGATCGCCGAAGAGCAGGCCCGGACCAACCAGCTGCTCGACTGGATCGGCCAGAACAGCCAGACGACAACGGACAACACGGCCAAGATCGAAAATAGCATTGACGGCGTCGGCGGTAAGCTCGACGGCCTCGGCCAGGACGTGCGCGGCCTGGGCAACAAGATCACCGGCGTTGGTGACGATATCGAAGGAGTCGGCGAGCAGCTTGGCGAAGATATCAACCAGATGGAAACCACCCTCGGCGAAAAACTCGACACGATGACCGGTGAGTTGACCGGCACCAACGAGCCGACCCAGGAACTGCCCAACAACATCCCGCCCGCCTACAGTGTCGGTGAACACAGCTGGGGCGAGCGCACCAACCAGTTTCTGACCGATATGAGCGGCACCGGCCTGTTTGCCGTGCCGACCGATTTTCTCGACGCCGCCCCTGGTGGCGGCAGCCCTGAACTGGTCATCGACGGCGGCGAGACCTACGGCGTGCACTCGTTATCGTTTGCCGACTATTCCACCGGCCTGATCGCGATCCGCGCGGCGATCCAGCTGGCCTTCATGTGGCTGGCCATCCGCATCGTCACCTTGAAGAGGTAACCCATGTCGAACCTGATCAACCTCATCAAATCGATCCCCGGCATGATCTGGGACGCGGTGCTGTGGATCTTCGAGAACGTCGGCAACCTGATCAGCTGGGTCTTCTTCACCATCTACGACGGCCTGCTCACCGTCCTTTATTCCTTTGCCGCGGCCATCGATTTCAGCGCCGTGATGTTCAACGCCGCCGCCCAATATTCGAGCATGCCGAGCCAATTGATCTGGCTGATCAACCAAATCGGACTGCCGCAGGGTTTCACCTACCTCGGCGGGGCAATCGTTATCCGCATGCTGCTGAACCTGCTGCCGGCAGCCATTACGAGGGTCTGACCATGCTCCATATCCGCTATATCTTCCGCACCCTGGCCTTTGACCGCTGGCTGCAACGCGAACTCAGACACATCGACGACCACGACCAGAAACAACTCTTCATGTCAGCCCTGAACCGCGTGCTGAGAACCAAACGCCGCCTGATCAAACGGGAGACTGCGTCATGAGATACACCAACCACCCCGAACGCCTCGTACTCTATACCCTGATCGTCGACGGTAAAAAACTGAGCGTTGGCACGTCTTCAGCCTTCAAACACTTCAGAGACTTCAAGGGCATCACCCTGCAGCTGGCAACCAACGAGGACATCGAAACGCTGGAAATCCATCCCGGCACCCCGGCCCGGTTCCGTAAACGGATCAACGAATTCCTCGACTCCCGCCGCCAAATCCGCGTAACAAGACCAAGCGAGACCATCCGATGATCTTCGGCTACACCGGCACGCCGGGCAGCGGCAAGACCTATGAAGCCGTCGTGCTCATCCTGCAGAACCTGAGTAAGGGCCGGGTTGTCTTCACCAACATCAACGGCCTGGAAAAGCCGGAATGCCGCGAAGCGATCAAAGCCGTCTGCGGCCTGTCCGAACTGGCTATCACCCGTCAGCTGCAGATCCTCGAGCCGGATCAAATCGAAGACTTCTGGATGCACGTCATCCCCGGCGCGATGATCGTTATCGACGAAGTGCAGAAATACTTCTCCAGCCGCGACTGGCAGATGGAGAAGAACAAACGCTTCGGCTATTGGGCCTCCACCCACCGCCACCACGGCTTCGATGTGGTGCTGATCACCCAGAACGCCGAACGGGTCGACGCGGCCGTGCGCTCACTGTGGGAATGGAACTACGTCTTTCGCAAGGTCAACTTCTTCGGCGGCGCGGTGCAGCGGAAATATCTCTGTTATTCCTTTGCCGGTGACGAAGCGCACGGCATGCCGCTGAAGAAGGAAGTCAAAACCTACAACCCGAAAATCTTCCTTTGCTATAAATCCTACGTGTCGGATGACATCGAAGAGATGAACATCAAAAAACACGTCAACGTCCTCAAACATCCGGTCTTCTTTGCCATCCCGATCGTCCTCGGCCTGACCCTGTATCTCGTCTTCTTCAAGTCAAGCTTTGCCACCGGCGATCTGTTCGGCAACAAGAAGATAATCGACGATTACCAAGCCAAACAACAGCAGCAGACCAGTAAAGCCGCACCTACCACCACAACGCCGCTCCCTGACGCCGTCTCCGTGCACGCCCCGACCATTACCAGACAAACCGATTCCTCGGGTAGAACCCTGTTCACCAACCGGACCGCCAGCCATGAAAAAACCAGCTCATAAAACACCGCTGCCGCTCACCATCATAACCGCGCTGCTCCTCTTGCTGACGGCAACGAGCACCCCTGCCATGCAGACCGTACAAACCGGCGATCCGAGACATAACCCGGACAACTATATCAGCGTCGACTTCGACAACGCCCCCTTGAAAGAAGTCATCTTCACCATCGCCGACTATGCCGGTGCACCGTTTGTCTTTAACGACCTCGGCGATCTGCTCATTTCCTGGACGCAGCGGGATATCTATAAACACGACGTCATCACCGCCTTCACCGCCGCAGTCACCGCGATCGGCCTGACCTGCCAGCTGATCGACGGCCCGAACCCGTTCTATTTGATCAAACAAGACTCCCAGCTCACCCAGGGCGGCGCAGAACATGCCACCGGCATCTACCACCTGCAAAACATCAGCGCCGAAGCCGTCAAGGACGCCGCCGAAATCCTCTACGGCCAAAAACTCTCAGTCGGCTTCTTCGAGGGCAACCAGACAGTGGCCTTCTCAGGATCAACCGGCCTGGTCCAGGACTTCAGCAAACTGCTGCAGCAGATCGACCGGCCCCTGGACGATGACCTCGAGGTCATCCGGCTCAAACACATATCAGTCCGCACCGGCCTCAAAGCCCTTGCCGATCTGCAAGTCCTCGAATCAAACTCATTCTTCCCGGACCACTGGAACAGCTCAATCCTGGTACGCGGCACCGCTCACCAGCGATCGGTCGCCCGGCTGGCGCTCAACGCCATCGACCAACCACAAGAAGGCTGGGTCGACCAAGTGGCGTTTGTCCATACCACCGGCGTCGACCAGGCAACCGAGATCCTGACCGGCCTCTATAACCAGCTGGAGATCCGCACCATCGGCAGCAACCGGCTGCTCATCTCCGGACCAGCGGACCAGGTCGACAAAGCCACGGCCACCCTGACCCGAATCGACGGCACCGGCCTGCAGGTCAAGGTGGAAGCGATCATCGCTTACCTGACCGATCGCGAGTTCAAGGAACTCGGCCTGCGGCTGAGCTACGAAAACTCATCGTTTTTCGGCGCGATCAACAACAACATCCTCGACACCCTGATCACCCGCAACACCGGCCTGCTCATCGACTATTTCAACGACGTGCTCGGCCTGAGCTTTGCCGCCAAGGACGGCAACGCCCACGGCGAGATCCTGTCTTCTCCGATGCTCACCGTATTAAACGGCCAAGCCGCACGGATCCACGTCGGCCAGAACGTGCCGTATCTCTCCAGGGCCAACTTCAACCAGAACGACGGCCAGGACACCGGCACGTCGATCGAGCGCCAGGACGTCGGCATTACCTTCAGGGTGCAACCCTATATCGAACCAGACGGCGACTTCATCCACCTCACCGTCGACCAGGTCGTATCGAACGTCACCGGCGACTCCGCCCTGGGCCAGCAGGCCGTGGACATAATCTTCGATAAGAAGGAAATCAGCTCCACGGTCCTCGTCGCCGACGGCGACACCATCTTCCTCGGCGGCCTCAGAACCGAGGAAACCGGCAAAGCAACCGACCACATCCCCTTTCTCAGCGCCTTGCCGATCATCGGCCAGCTGTTCACCTACGACGCCGACCAGCACGAACAGCGCCACCTGATCGTCTCGCTTCGGGTCAACGTCATCGAGAAGAACTCATAACCAGGAGCCTCCCGATATGACCCGCATCCGCTCTTTTAATCATCAAGCCGCTGTTAGCTTCGCCTCCGGCGAAGCGTTGCTTGATCCGAACGTCATAAAGCTGGAAGGGCCGCCCCGTGTGAGCCCGGAGCTTTATGACGTTGCCTTTTGCGCAGCAAACAAACCGCTCTTTTCCATCCCGCCCGCAGGGCGGCTTCCCCGTTAACCCCAGCCACCAGGTAAGCCCGCAATGACCACCACCCCAACCACCCGGAATCATCCACCCGTTTCATCGCATTCCCAAGCCGGATTAACAAGGGGGGTTCAACTCTCCAAGGGTCTTGATCGGCTGAAGTTCGGCCTCTACGTCCAATTTGAATCAACAAGGTTTTTCGATATCCTGACCGACGCCAAGGAAGAAGCGCAAGATCAGCGCAGCCAGATCCCGATCAGACTCGGCCCGGATAACAACTATGATTACAACTGCCACAGCAACGGCCGGAAAGGCGGTTACAACTTCCACCTTTCCCGGGCCGACGTCGATATCTTCATCTCGACCAGAAAAGACTACCTTCTTACCCCGAACGTCTGGGTAGACATCGGCTCCGCGTCCTGCTGGAGTCCCGGCTACAACGAAGTAATCTACTTCATCAGCAAGCTGATCAACCTCTGGGACGGTAAGATCATCAAGAACAGCGTTTCGGAAGTCCACCTATGTACGGACTTTATCGGCCTGGACATCGAGACCCTGCCGCTGCAGTCGTGGAACCGCTGGGTAACAAGAGCCAACCGCCTGCACTCATTCAGTGATCGCAACCGGTTTTCCGGCATCACCTTGACCCAAACCGAAGGCACCCTGAACCTCCACCCTGATATCGAAAACGATGACCTGGAAGAAGTGGAAACCGGCATCCGCATCGGAGAAGGCGATATCATGATGCGTATCTACGACAAGGTCCTGGAGATCAAACGCAACGGCTCGAAACAATCGCTGTTCGCCTCGGTCTGGAATAAGACCGAATACAACCAAACCCAAGTCACCCGCGTTGAATTCCAACTGAGGAAAAACGTACTGAAACAGTTCCGGATCAGATCCCTGGAAGACCTGAAGAATAAACAAGACGGCCTGTGGAAATACTGCACCCACGAATGGGCTAGACTATCCAAAGATCCCATCGACCGCAAGAACCGCCACCAGGACCGGGCCAAACTCCATGGGTTCTGGCAGCTGGTCCAATCGGTCAGCTGGGGCACCTCACCACCAACCACCCGCCGCAAACCACTCCCGCAAAAAGACAAATACCTGCTTCTCGATATGATGGTCGGCTGCGCGATGAACATGGCTGCGATCGACGGCTGCAAATACGACAACATCGACCAGATCACCATGTACCTGATGGGCGAGGTAGACACCTGGTGCCGAACGAAGGCCAGGGAAATCAACCCGAAAACCGGCCGCTCCGAACTCCAGGAGAAAATGAAAACCAAGATCAACGAAGTCTGGCCGTATGGATACGGCGAGATTCCCGGCCCGAGCGAATACGACAGCATGAACGGTTTTTTTTCCCACGGCAAAGAGATCACTATCCAGCAAGCGATATAATTTCTAACAAAGAAGAGCGTCAAACTTGAACCTTCAGCCAAACACAAGTATGATTTTCCCCAATCAACCAGGGGGTGTTTGTATGAAAGGTTCCGTGCATTTCCGTAAAGACCGGGGCGTGTGGTTTGTCCTCTGGTATCACAAGCTAGAGAGGAAAGAATACAAAATCTATCGGTATAAGGGCGAGCTCATGTACAGTGAGCGCGTCGCTCAGAAACTCCTTGCTGTCATGCAGGGAGACACCGAAAACGGCACTTTCAGGATCGAGAAATTTACCGGCCATGGCTGGACCGATACCGTCCCTTATCTCTATGAATGGCTCGATGTCGTTAAAAACGATTTGTCACCAGCGACCTATAAGGATTACCGGAACAGCATAAAGAACCATCTCGAACCGTTTTTCACGGAACATCCCTTCCAACTTCATGAAATCCAATACGACGTCCTGCGCAAACTGCTGAACTCAATCAACCGTGAAGGAAAGGGCAGGGCGAACGTGATGTATTGCCTTCATGCGTGCCTCACATACGCCTGGCGATCAAGACGAATACCTGACACCCCTCCATTCCCTGAAAAGAAACATTATCGAATTCAAGAGAAGACTATCACCTGGCTGCCGGAAGACCGACAATTGTCAATCCTCGAGAAAATTCTAAAAGAGCACCAGCCGATATTCTATTGGCTGAAGTACCACCTACGTCGACCAGGTGAAGCAATGGCTCTTCACCGGGTTGATTATGATTCAGTAAATGATTTGTTTATCGTTCGCCGTTCTATTTCAGCTCGAACACTAGTCAACAGAACGAAAACCGGCGTAGAGCATGTCATTCCCTGCCATAGTTTGTTCAGGCCGTTTATCAAGAAAGTAAGAAAAGATCTGAGCCCTTATTTCTTCACATGCTCCAATTCTCGGTCAGAGGGAAAGCGCTACACCAGCTCGATTATGAACCGGATCTGGAAGGAAGCGTGTAAAAAAGCAAATGAACAAATCTCAATGTATGACGGATTGAAACATTCGAGCTGCAGCCAATACGTGAACGAAAAGAATATGGCTCTCTCGGATTTACAACTGATCACCGATCATGCACGCTTAGATTCTGTGAAACGATACGCAAAAGTAGAAGTATCGAGACGACGTGAGTTGATGGAAGGAAACGTTGTCAAACTGAAGAAGGTCCGGGAATAA